ACAATTTAACAACAACCAAATGGGGTGATGACATCTTTGACAATAAGATTGCATCTATTCCATTAACAGTCATTGATGATTTAAACAAAGTAGGAATCATGCGAGGATTTGCAGTAATTGATCAAAAGAAATTTAGAGCATGGTTAAATAATCCAGACAATAGGTTCTTTAGAACAAAACAAGGTAGAGTATAATGGCATTTAATTCATATTCGGATTTAAAAACTGAGATAGCAAATTATCTTGGTCGCAATGATCTTACGTCACAACTTCCTACATTTATTCGTCTTGCTGAAGACAGATTAAGAAGAGAATTAAGAATTAGACAAATGTTAAAAGTATCAACAGCAAATACAACTGCTGGAGATTCTACTGTTGGATTGCCATCAGACTTTCTTGCAATGAAAGAGTTGTATATTAATACAACACCAGTTGCAACTTTAACATTTCAAACACCAAGTGCATTTTTTTCAAATGCTCGTGTAACTGACTCTGGACTTCCAGTTAATTATACAATGATAGGAAGTGAGTTTCAGTTTGCACCAATACCAGATACAACATATTCACTTAGAATGATTTATTATTTTAAACCAGATTATTTAAGTGATACTAATACATCTAATTTATTCTTAGCAAACTGTCCTGATTTATTATTATATGGATCACTTGCAGAAGCAGAACCATATTTAATGAATGACGAAAGAATAAATACTTGGGCATCTTTATATCAAAGAGGTCTAGAAGCACTAAGAACAAGTGATGATGATAGTGAATATCCATCATCACCATTAACAATAACTTTATCTTCAAAGGGGTAATACTATGGCGGAAATGTCAAATTTTTTAGAAAACGAACTGTATGACCATGTGTTAAGAAACGCATCATACACTTCACCATCATCATTGTATGTATCATTACATACAGCAGATCCAACAGATGACGGATCAGGAACTGAAGTATCAGGTGGTTCATATGCTAGAACAGCAGTAACAATGGGCGCACCTGCTAACGGTTCAGGAACTAACTCTGCTGATGTCCAATTCCCACAAGCAACAGGTAACTGGGGCAGTGTTTCTCACATTGCTATATGGGATGCTTCTACAGCAGGCAATATGTTATTTCATACACCGCTTGATACTACAAAGAACATTACTACAGGTGATGTATTTAAAATTGCTAGTGGTTCATTAACTGTTACATTTGCTTAATCGTGCCTGCTGATGTTTGTGGTTTTACTACCCTAGAGTCATTAGATGTTTTTGGTAGCATAGACGATCTAAATTTTTCTTTAGATAGTGCTGTATGGTCTACTGCTTGCTTTAAATATGGCGATGGTGTAGTTACAACAAATGGAACTGCATCTGCAACTCCATCCTTGTTATTAACATCCAACGGAACAATTATAAGTGTTGCTAATGTTGATGCTAGTGCAGGATTAATTGTTAGTAAAGAGGGTAATATAGATGTATCCGCAAGTGCTAGTGCTTCACCTACTCGTGTTCTTTCATTTACTGGAACAATTTTAGGTGATGCCGATGCAACATCTAGTGGATATTTAATTGTTACTCGATCTGCTGATGTAGATGCAACTGCAACTGCAACTGCATCTCCTACACAAATTATTTCATTTACTGGAACAATATCTGGTAGTGGAGATTCAACTGCTAATGGATATTTGATTGTTACAAGAAGTGGAGATATAGATGTATCAGCAAATATGTCTTCATCTTTTATTAAAATAATTTCATTTAGTGGTGAGATAGAAGCAACAGGAAATATGCAAGGTTTAGGTGGTGCAGAATTTCAAGGATTTTCATTTATGGGTGCACAAGCAAATGTGTATGTTAATGCAAATGCAGTCTTTGAATATGTTGTCACCATTAATGGAAATGTAACAACAGAAGCAGATTTATACATATACGGACAAGAATGGACTCCTGTATCTACAGGTAGTGAAACATGGACACAAATAGGATAAACGAGGTAAATTATGCCAAAAAATAAAATTTCAGAATATGATGTAGTAGCAAGTAACAATACCGATATTGCTGGTATTAATATCGATGAAGGTTGCGCTCCAAGTGGGATAAACAACGCTTTGCGAGCGTTAATGAGTGACCTAAAAGACTTCCAAGCAGGAACAAGTGGTGATACATTACCAGTCGCATCAGGTGGAACAGGTGCTACTACTACAGCAGGTGCAAGAACTGCTTTGGGATTAGTAATTGGAACAGATGTTCAAGCATACGATGCAACAATATTAAAGTCAGCAAATATTGGATCTACTGTTCAAGCATACGATGTAGACACATTAAAAGCAGATGTAGCAGATACATTAACTGCTCCATTCAGAGGAACAATTACAACTGATAATGATTTAAACTTTAATCTGTCAACAACGAATAACTTTAAATGCACACCTTCTGCTGGTGGAGCATTAACATTTAGTAATCATGTTGCAGGTCAATCAGGTTATGTTCTTTTAATTAACACAGCAGGTGTAGCAATTACTGCTTCTGCTACTACTAAAATTACTGCTGATAATTTAACTACAATATCTACAGCAGGAACTTATTTAGTTTCTTATTTTGATGATGGAACAAACGCATATTGCACAGTTAGTGCATCTTATGCCTAATACGGAGATTTGCTTTGAGTATATTAAACAACAGTAATGCCATATCTACAGGTGGTGGTTATAACTTAGAAGATAGTCTACGCTTTCGTAGAAGTGCTAGTGCTTATTTAAGTAGGACACCAACAACTTCAGGAAATCGTAGAACTTGGACATGGAGTGGTTGGATAAAAGGATTTAAAGACGAAACTGATTATCAATATATTTTTCAAGGACATTCAGGAAATGTATCAGGAGGAATTGATCAAGGAACAGCATTTAGGATGCACCCTGCTGAAGTAATACAATTTTATTGTTATACTAATGCTACTTTTAATTTTAATATACAAACAACTAGAAGACTTAGAGACCCTGCTTCTTGGTATCATATTGTTATTGCAGTAGATACAACTCAAGCAACAGCATCTAATAGAATTAAAATATATGTTAATGGTCAATTAGAAACAGCATTGGATGCTTCAGATTATCCAGCACAAAATTATCAAACATATATAAACCATACTAATATTCATTATATTGGTTCAGGAAAACAAGATACATCAGCACTTGAATTATTTTTAGATGGATATTTAACAGAAGTAAATCATGTAGACGGACAAGCATTAGCACCAACAGAGTTTGGTGAATATAATCAAGATACAGGAGTATGGCAACCTAAACGATATGGTGGATCTTATGGAACAAATGGTTACTATTTAGATATGTCTACAAGTAGTTCAACTGTATTAGACCAGTCTAGTAACAGTAACAACTGGACTGCTACTAATATGAACCTGACTACATCTACTACTACAACATACGACAAAATGAAAGATGTGCCTACATTAACAGATGTGGATACTGCTAACTTCTGCACACTTAATCCATTAAATAAAAAAAGCACATTAACATTATCAGATGGAAATTTAAAAGCAACAGGTGCTAACGCTTCTTATAATAATACGTATTCTACATTTATGATACCTAAAGATGTTAAAACATACTTTGAGGTAACTGTTGTAACTTCATTAGGTGGAGGAAATAACCTTGCATTTTATTTAGATAGCGTTATTGATTTGTCAAGAGTTGGTTCTCCATCAGGTGCTTACGGAGTTGATTTTGGTGTTACATCTACCTACTATACTTATTTAAACGGAACATCAACTAATACTGGTGTATCTATTGCTAGTGGTCATACTGTTCAGATGGCGATTGACCAAGCAAGTGGAAAGATGTGGATTGGTGTAAACAATACATGGTTTAACAGTGGCAATCCTTCAGCAGGAACAAACTCTATTGCAACTATATCTACAACTACTGATTATTTCATAAGAGCATTATGTTATAACTCAGGTTCAATGGCATTTAACTTTGGTCAGCAACCATTTAAATACACACCACCTACAGGATTTAAAAAACTAAATACATATAACCTAACTGATAGTGCAATTCCTAATGGTAGTGAATATGTTAAAACAATATTATGGACTGGTAATAGTGTTGCTGATAGAGCAATAACTGTTGGATTTAAACCTAATATGGTATGGTTAAAAGCAAGAAGTAATGCAGGACAAGCACATCATGTTGTAGATACAGTTCGTGGTGTTGGAACAAATGGTATTATGAAAACTTGGTTTCCAAATAATGGAGATTCAGAAGCAACAGATGGAAATAATTCAGGATACAATACCTACTATGGTGCTATACAGACTATAGATGCAAATGGATTTACTGTTGATAAAACAGGTAATAATACATATTTTCAAGTCAACAATTCAGGGTGGACATACCAAGCATGGAATTGGAAAACAACAGGTAATTCTCCAGTAAGTAATACAAATGGAACTATTACAACTACAGTTTCTGCTAATCCAACATCAGGAATAAGTATAATGACTTATACAGGAAATGGTTCTTCTGGTGCAACTATAGGTCATGGTCTTGGTGCTAAACCATATTTTGTAATTATTAAAGATAGAAGTGCAGGAGGAACATCTCCAACTGTTTATCATGAAAATTTAGCAATTACAAGTAATGAACAAGCATCTTTAAATAGCAATTCACTGTCTAATTGGAATACTTGGAATAACACAAGAACTAATACAACAACTATAACTTTAGGTAATGACCAATTAGTAAATAAATCTGGTGATACTTATGTTGCTTATGCTTTTGCACCTATAGAAGGATTTAGTAAATTTGGTCAATACACAGGTAATGGTTCTTCTGATGGAACATTTGTATACACAGGGTTTAGACCTGCTATTGTAATTTGGAAAAGATTAGATGTCTCAGAAGTATGGGCAATAACAGATACAGCAGTTAATCCATATAATGTTATTAATAAAAGACAGTATATATCCTATGATTTTGCTGAACTGGTAGCAAATCGTTTAGATATATTGTCTAATGGATTTAAACTTAGAGATCCTGATAGTGACACTAATGCAAGTGGTGGAACTTATATATACATGGCATGGGCAGAAAACCCATTTAAAAACGCACTAGCAAGGTAATTTAATAAAAGGAAAACATTATGTATAAATTAAACAACAAAGTAATACACATAGGAACATCATTTACACATGATGGCATCCTTTATCCTAGAAACTGGTTACAAAAATCAACAGAAGCAGAAAGAATTGCTATTGGTATTGTATGGGAAGATGATCCAGTTCGTGCTGATGATAGATACTATTGGGATGGTGACATCAACAATCCAAAAGCATTGGAAGATAGATTAGAAACAAAACCAGACGGAACTCCTCTTTATGTTACAAGATGGAATCCTGAAACACGACAAAACGAAGAAACAACAGAACAAGTTGTTACTCTTGGTCTTAAATCTGTTATGACAAAACAAGTTAAACATACCGCAGGTAGTTTACTAGCACAAACAGATTGGTATGTGATTCGTAAAGCAGAACGCAATGTAGACATTCCAACAGATGTAGCATCTAAACGAGTAGCAATCGTAGCAGAATCAGAAAGATTAGAAACTGCAATTCAATCTTGCACAACTGTAATGCTACTTAAAGAAATAATGGAATCACAGAACTGGGGCGAATAATTGGCAACTCAACGAGTTCAATTTGGAGAATGGTTACCTGACCAACCTTCTGTTGCAGGACAAATGATAGATGTTGATAATGTCATTCCTCAAGCGGTTGGTTATGGTTCTATTGCCAGTGCTGTAGATTTATCTAATAATGCAGGTGAAAGTTTAACTTCTGTATTTGCAGGTAAATTTAACAACACCACACAGTTATTTGCAGGCGGTGATACCAAACTCT